GCCGATGGCCGAGCGTATGCCGTTGACAATACCCATGATGAGGTCGCGTCCCCAGGAGTACGCCTGCCCGATCAGCCCTTTTATGAAATTGACAGCCTGATTAAAGCCGCTGCTGATAGTGCTGTAGATCTGGCTGATCACGCCGGCGATGGCGGATTTCATGTTGTTCCAGATTGACACCACCGAAGATTTCAGCGTGTTCATGAGCGACGTGACGGTGCTCTTGATATTGTTCCAAATCGAGGACACTGTGCTGTGGATCGCGTTCATCACCGAGGTGATGGTGCCCTTTATGCTGTTCCAGGCGTTGGACACAGCCGTCTTGATGGCATTCAGCGCGTTGGTGATAACCGTACTGATTGCCGTCCAAATCTGCTGGAAAAAGTCGCGGATACCCTCAAGGATCGGGGTCAGGAAAGCGACGATGCCGTTCCAGATTTCCTGTATTTTCGCGCTGATTGCTTCCAGTGCCATGCCGATGAGAATCTGTATGGCCTGCCAGATGGTTTCAAACAGATACTGGAGCGCGGAGAGCAGCGGCTCGAAAAACTCATAGATAGCCGTCCATGCCGTGGTGATTGCTGTGGAAATGGTCTCTGTCACCGTCATGACGATGGTTTTCAGCCCTTCCCAAATTCCTGTGAAAAACTCACTGAGGGCCGTCCAAACGGTCTGCGCCGTCGTGGAAATCACCGCCCAGGTGTTTTCGAGGAAGGCTTTCACCGCCTCTACTGCCGTGGTGACTGAGCTCTTGATATTCTCCCAAAGGTTTATCCAGAACTGCCGGAAGGATTCAGAGTGGTTCCACAGATACACAAAAGCAGCGACCAGCGCGGCGATAGCGGCCACGATCAGTATGATGGGATTTGCCATAAGCACCGCCCAAAGGGAACTGAGTGCGCCCTTCACCACGCCGATGGCGGAGGCGATCTTCGGCCCCCAGGACATGACCGTGCTGACAGCCCCGGCGATTTTGGGCGCCCAGGTCATAATAGTACCCACGGCGCTCATCACCTTGCCGACCACAATGAGCACGGGGCCGATGGCGGCGACCAGCAGCGCCAGGGTGGTGATCAGCCGCTTTGTGCCATCCGACAGGCTGTTGAACCAGTCCACCACCTTTTGCAGGGCGGAGACGAAGCTTCGCACAGCGGGCATCAGGATTTCACCGAAAGAGATGGCAAGCTCCTGGAGCTGGGATTTCAGAATAGTCAACTGACCTTCCAGGTTGTCCTGCATGGTATCCGCCATCTTCTGGGACGTGCCGTCGCAGTTGGCGATGGCGGCAGACAGCTTGTTCACGTCCGCCTCGGATGCGTTCATGATGGCGAGGAAGCCGGACATGGCGGTCTTGCCTACCAGCGTCTCGGCGGCAGCGGCTTTCTCGGATTCTGTCAGCCCGGAAAATGCCGTGCGGCAGTCCATGAGAATGTCGTTCAGCTCGCGCATGGAGCCGTCCGCGTTGGTGGTCTGGATGACCACATCCCCGATGGCCTCACCGCTGATCTTGATCTCGCCCTGCAGCTCGGTCATGATCTTGCGCAGGGACGTACCGGCCTGGGAGGACTTAATGCCGGCGTTCGCCATCAGGCCGATAGCAAGCGCGGTGTCCTCGGCGGTGTAGCCCAGCGCGCCGGCGATGGGCGCAGCGTACTTGAACGTTTCGCCCATCATGCTCACGTTTGTGTTGGCGTTGGAGGAAGCCGCGGCGAGGATGTCGGCGAAGTGACCGCTGTCGGATGCCGAAAGGCCGAAAGCCGTCAGCGCATCGGTCACGATGTCCGATGTGGTAGCGAGGTCTTCACCGCTGGCGGCGGCAAGGTTCATAATGCCCTCAATGCCGTCCAGCATGTCCCCGGTCTTCCAGCCGGCCATCGCCATATACTCGAAAGCCTCGCCGGCCTCGGAAGCGGAGAACTTGGTTTTCGCGCCCATTTCGCGGGCCTTCTCCTTCAGCGCGTCCAGGTCATCCCCGGTCGCGCCGGAGATAGCTGCGACTTTCGACATCTGTGAATCGAAGTCGGCGGCAGTCTTGACAGCGGCGGTTCCCAGCCCTACCACAGCGGCGGTCGCCGGGAGCATCTTCTCTCCGACGCCGGAAACCTTGTCGCCCATCTCCTTCAGATGTTCGCCCTTGGCGGCAATTTCCTGTACGGCGGTGGCGGACTGCTTTGCCTGTTCCTCCAGGCGTTTCAGCTCCTCCGTGGTCTCGATGATCTCCCTCTGCAGCGCGTCAAACTGCTCCTGAGAAATCTCCCCATTGGCAAGGGCGACATTGGCCTGCTCGGATGCAGTCTTCAGCGTTTCCAGCTTGGTTTTTGTCTCACCGATAGCGTCGCCCAGCAGACGCTGTTTCTGGGAAAGAAGCTCCGTATTGCCGGGATCCAGCTTTAAGAGCTTGTCCACGTCCATCAGCTGTGCCTGGGTGTCCTTGAACTCCTTATTGACATTTTGCAGGGCCTTCGACAGACCTGTGGTATCGCCGTCTATCGTGACAGTCAGGCCCTTAATGGATCGGCCTCCGGCCATGTGAACCCCTCCTTCCCACTGGTTTCAATATCATTAACATTTACAGGATTGAAAAACGAATGGTTTTGTGTTACCCTTGCTTTATAAAGCAAGGCTGCTCTGATCGTGGAGAGCTGATGCGAGCATTCCTTATCTTGAGAATGCGGTGTGCGCAGATTGATTCAACAATCTGGCGGCATCTGTTCGTGTAACTGAAAGAATCTTATTCAGGGACATCGAATTTGACAGGATCACCTGTCGGATTCGATGTCCCTTTTTTAATGATGAAAGGAGCGTAACCCCATGAAGCAGAAGACCATCATCCTCGTGGACGGCGAGAACATCAGCGCGAAGAACGCGGAGCGCATCATCGCCATCAGCAACCGGCTCGGCCATGTCGCGGAGCGCAAGGTTTACCATCATCAGAAGGACCCCGTCACGCGCCAGTGGACGGAAAAATCCAAAGGTGGCGGCTACAAAGACATCCGCCTTTTTGGCGCACCCGCGAAGAACAAGGTAGACCATAAGATGCAGAAAGATGCCAGAGCTTATCTGCGAAAGCCTGACGTCGGCATGGTCTGCGTCGTCACCTCTGACGGCGGCTTCTGCTGCCTCGCGGAGGACGCCAGGGCTGCGGGCAAAAAGCTGTGCTTCATTGGCGGCAAACAGGCGTCGCGCAGGCTCCGCAATACCAGCGCCCAATTCATGAGAATGAAGTGATCAGAAACGGTCGAAATCCTCCTGGCTGGCAAGCTGGTTATAGCTGTCCTGGCATTCGTCGTTCCTGCTCTCCGCGTACATTTCATTGACCATTCCTATCGTCAGCAAGTCCAACTCGCTGATGTGGAGCCCGATCTGTACGCAGCGGAGCAGGAACAGCGCCGTGGTCATCGGGCGGTCAGTCGCGCGAAGTTTTTTTTAGACTCCACATCCGTCTGAAGGTTCAGTCCCCACAGCTCTATGATCTGGGGGAGCACCTGGTAGATGGAGAAGGTATTGAACCGCTCCAGCCACTCCTCCGGAGAATCCGGCACAGTCGGGTCAGCATGGCGCGCCATGATGTAGCTGATATTTTCAAACATCTCAAGGGAGAAGGTATCCAGCGTGGACGCCTTCTCGTCGCTGCCTTCCATCGCTTTCTGCAGCGCGTCCAGGTCGCGGTAGATGTCCCGGTGGAACTTCACCCGGTACAGCCGGGGAATGGCGGCAGAGGCACGGAACGTGACCTCCTGGCCGTCAATGCTGATCGTCTTTGTCACCGCCATCGCTTAGCCCTCCCCATTGCTGTCGTCGCCGCCATCCTCCGCGCTGGGCAGGTACACGGCGTCGTACCAGCCGTTATAGGTCGCGGTGTCCGTGGTATCGCCGGTCTTGGCCTTCACCGTGCCGTCGGGCAGCGGAGAAGCCTTGATGGTGAGCGTCTCGGTCTGTACCTCTTTGCTCTCCTCGTTGGTCTTGCCCTCGATGCCGGGGCGGGAAGCCGCGCAGTTGTACAGCACATGGCGGATATGCTTCTGATCGCCGTCGAACTCGAACAGCAGTGCAAAGGCCGCCAGGTTGGACTCGGCGTTTTCCACCAGAACGCCATTGGCGTCCAGGGTCTCCTTGAGCACATCGGTGCGGAAGCTCTCCGGAATCATGGCAAGCTCCAGGTCACCGTCGTAGCCCATATTGTTGTTGATGACGTAGTACACGCCGCCGTCCGCATAGAAGTTCTCCGGCTCGCCGTTGGCGTCCAGGGACAGCGATACCGCGCCGGGAACCGGTACGGGTGTGCCGAAGGACGGCACGTTCTGTGCCGACAGCGTCAGCAGCGCGTAATGCACATTTTTCAGATTGAATTTGACCTTATTCTTAGGCATTTCAAAACCCTCCTTCAGTCGGTGCGTAAGACCTCGGTGGCGTAAAGCACCTCATACAGGCGCTCGGTTTCGATCCACACCTCGGTCTTTTCATAGAAAATGCCGTGCCGGTCCAGCACGGTCTCCAGTTGCTTCTCCACGTCCGGCTGCTTCCGGTCGGTGTACAGCTCGATGTGGAGCGCGTCTATCCTCTGGTACACGATCCCGTCGGCGGAGAAATTGTCCGAAGACGGGAACAGGAATATGAGAAAAGGCGGCTCCGGAGAGTCGCCCTCGGCAAAGTGGTCATAGGCCAGCGGCAGGCCGGCCTCCTCCAGCATTTCGACTATCGCGTCATAGGTCATAGGTTCATCCTCCCAGCGCCCGCTCCAATTCACGCTCGATCTCCTCCGCGGCATGGTCCTCAGCGGGCGCGATGTGCGGGATGGCGCGGACCCGGCCACCGCCGCGCTTGGCATGGCCGTGTTCAAGCAGGTGCGCCAGCATATAGCGGGACGGCGAATACACCGTGACCTCGATGCTGGCGGAATCCTCGGCGGTCACCCGGTAGGTCCAGGATTTGGCATAGCGGCCGGTGCGGACAGGCGCGGAGGCGTTGATATCGTCCTTCACGATCTTGCCGCCCTTCTTCACCGCCTTCTTCACCTCGTCAATGCCCGTCTCGGCGAACTTATTTAGCTCCTCCATGATGACATCCGCCATCTCGTCGATGCTCACTCTCTGGTAGCTCATAGGCGTCACCTCTCCGTCAGGATGGTATGGAATTTCCGGCTGTTGTGCCGGAAACCCATTTCATCAATGCTGATGATGTTGTAGACGTGCCCGCCCACCAGGACGCGGTATTCTTTTGAGTTGACGGCGGCGGTCTCTGTGGACCAGCGGACCGTGATATCGAGGCGATCAGCCTCCTGCGTGTATCCCGCGTTCTGTGTCTCCTCGGCACTCTTGCCGCTGGCGACGCAGGTCGCCCAGCAGGAGAAGTAGTCCGTCCAGGCGGAGGTATGGTTTCTGTACTGGTCGATGACGGTCTGGTTTCTCTGGATAGTAATGCGCGTGTTCAGCCCCGCAATGTCCATCACACCACCCCCTCACGGATGCCAAAGAGCAGAGAACGCAGGGTCAGCGTCAGTGCGTGGTGGTCCGCTTCCTCCCTGTGCTCAAACAGATACCCAAGGGCATAGAGGATCGCCACGCGCATGGTTTCCCGGACAGCGGCCAACTCCGCCGCCGAATAGCGGTCGGAGCGGCACTTGTCCGAATCGATGTCCGCCCACTGTTCATCGGTGAGGCGGGCGACATCCGAGCACAGCCGGGCAGCTGCGGATAAAAGGGCGCCGACTACGGCGTCCTCATCCGCTGTGTCCACCCGGAGATATTCCCTGGCTTCACTCAGCGTGATCAGCGTCATGGCCGGCACCTCCCATCATCAGCCGTTGCCGCCGCCGCTGCCCATGGCCATGACCTGCATGGCCTCCGGCAGGATCAGCTTGCCGTCCACGCGCTGGGTGCCGATGAAGCCCACCTGGTCGGTGACGGCATACAGCTCGTTCAGGCGCTTAAGGGTGCGGCTCTGGCGGTCGGCGATCCAGTAGTAGCTGAAGTCGCCGAACAGCAGCACCTTCTTGCTGGCGTCGTCAGTGGCCTTCCCGGTCAGCGCGGGCATATAGCCGCTGGTGTAGATCGGGCGGCCCAGGATAGTATCCGGCTTGCCGACCTCAAGGCCGGGCTTCCAGATGTAGTTGTCGTTCTTGTCCTTCAGCAGCATCAGCTGGAGCA